TTCATGAACAATAGACAGAGGAAAATTTCCTCTGTCTATTGTTCATGAAAGAAGAATGATGAAGATTTGTTTTATTGACACACTTGGGTTGCCTTATAACGGTGAGACAGTATATAAACAGGGGTTGGGCGGATCAGAATCTGCAACCATATATGTGTCAAAAGAACTTCACAAACTAGGATTCGATGTTACCGTCTTCAATAATTGCGAAGACGGTAACATCATGCCAGGAATATTTGATGGGGTTAAATATTCTCATATCAGTACAATTCCACAAAGTGGATGTGATTGGGATGTTGTTATCTCTCTGAGATCCGTAAGACCTTTCTGTCAGACACAATTCAACGATAATAAGATTTTCCCAGACTTCACAAACATCATGCAAAACGCAAAATATAAAGTGCTGATGATGCATGATACATTCTGTGAAGGCGATAATCTGATTGAATATCTTGTTAATACAAATCAAATTGATGAAATATTTACTCTGAGTGATTGGCACACAAGTTATATAACAACATGTAATCATGGAACAAAGAGAAACTTTGAGATTCTTAAGAAGAGAATCTTTCAAACACGTAATGGCGTTGGCGTAATTCCAGAATGGGTTGACATTAAACAGAAAGACCCATTCCGCTTTGTTTACAACGCCTCCGTAACAAAAGGTATGATTCCTCTCGTTACAAAGATTTGGCCAAAGATTGTCGAATTCGAACCAAGGGCCAAGCTCACAGTTATTGGTGGGTATTATAGATTTGGAGAAAACTCTTCACCCGACCAGCAAGAACTTGATTGGAGGAAACTCGTACAGGATAATCCCCATAATATCAATTTTACTGGTGTTATCTCACAAAAAGAAATCTCTGACATATTGAGATATGCAACATATTTCCTGTATCCGTCGGCGTTTCCAGAGACTTTCGGTATTTCAACACTTGAGGCATTGTGCCACAACGTTACTCCAATCACATGTAAGAACGGAGCTCTTGAAGAAACAGCCCTTGATATTTCTTCTTATAAGATCAATTATACCATCGAAAAGAATTGGACCTGTCCATGGCTGAATGAAGAAGAGCAAATGGAACATTTCGTAAACCTTGTCAAGTGGGTGATCTCGACGCCATATCTTCAGCAACAGAAGGCATATTCCTGCAATCAAGTTAAGGAAATCTGTGGGTGGGACACAGTTGCTCTTCAATGGAAACAACAAATATACAAGAAGCTTGGTCAATATCTTCCTGTTGAAGAATACAGGAAGGTTAATAAGATCAACAAGAAAGTTTCAAAAGTTTTTGGTAGAACCTGGGTAAATCAAGTCGAGAAGACTGAGCCCAAACAAAAAGAAACAACACAACTCGTGGTTGTAACACCCGTATATAATTCCGAGAAATATATCGAGAGATGCATTATGTCTGTTGCCTCTCAGGATTATGACAATTGGGAAATGTGGATTGTTGATGATTGTTCCACAGACAACACAGTCAAAGTTGCTGAAGATGTAATCAATAGATTTTCGCCATCAATTGCGGATAAAATTCATATTATAAAAAATCGTAAGAGATATGGTGCTGTCAGAAACCAAGTTAAGACTATTTTGGATGACATCGGTTGGGAAGCTGAACAAGTTATTATGCTTTTGGATGGTGATGATTGGCTTGTTAACGATCCAACAATCTTTGACAAGTATAACAACCTTTATATTGACGGGGCAGAATTCACTTATGGGTCTTGCTGGTCGGTCATTGATAATATTCCTCTGATCTCACAAGAGTATCCAGAAGAAATTAAGAGGACCAAGAATTACAGGCAATATAAATTCAACTGGGGTATGCCTTATACCCATTTCAGGACATTTAAATCACAGTTGATGCGTTCTTTTGTTCGTTGTGTGGGTACTTCTCCATTCAAGAATTCTGATGGAGAGTGGTATAAGGCTGGCGGCGACAATTCAGTTTTCTACCATATGTTAGAAAGCGCAGATCCAGATAAGGTTATCTGCGTTCCTGATGTGGTGTATTGCTACAACGACGCAAACCCAATATGTGACTATAAAGTTAACAGTGAAGAGCAGAACAAAACAGCGTCAGATATAACCAAAGAGGAAACGCCTGAAAAGTTTTCTGTTATTATTCCAACAATGTGGAGAGCCAAAGAATTTATAAAAATAGCTCTGGGTAATTACTGTGATCATCCTCTAGTTGACGAGATTGTTATCATCAACAACGACATCAAGAAAACCCCAGATTGGGATATTTTGAGCAACCCAAAGATAAGATTGTTTAACCAAGAAAGAAACATCTTCGTCAACCCTGCCTGGAACTTTGGTGTGGCAGTCGCAAAAAACAATAAACTTTGTATTGTCAATGATGATATTGTTTTTGATCCTAAAGTTTTTGACAAGGTTTATGATTTGGTTGTTCCGAGAAATGGAACTGTTGGCATGCTTACGGGTGAAGTGAAATTCAATCATCCACCAACCACAGACGGTTCTATTTCATTTAAGGTTTGGAATGGTGGCGATAACACCCATGGGTTTGGTCAGCTGATGTTTCTTCACAAGAACAATTGGAAACCGATTATAGAAGGATTGAATATCTATTATGGTGACGATTTTATCTTTTATCAAGACCTACTAAATAATAGGAAGATCCATCAGATCTACAATTTCTTCTATGATACTGTTTTTGCAGCAACCACAAGCGACAAGACTTTGGTGGGTAATTCTTTGATTGAAGAAAATGTGGTATTCAATGAATATCTCCAATCCCTCAGAACAAAATAGAAAGAAATATATAATGAAAAAGATTCTCGTTGCTATTCCAACTGCAAGATATATTGAGCCAGAAACATTCAGGTCAATATATAATCTAAACACGCCAATTGGTTACACTGTCGAGTTTCAATATTTCTATGGATATAGAGTCGACCAAGTAAGAAATCTCATTGCTGATTGGGCAAAAAAGAATTCGTTTTCTTATGTGTTCTTTGTTGATCATGACATCACCTTTCCTCCAGACACTCTCGAGAAACTAATTTCTCATGATAAACCCGTCATAAGCGGAGTCTATAGACAGAGAAGTGAAGATCAGCATCTTGAGATTTATGGTAATAATTACGCAAAGGTTTCGCCTGAAGATCTATATAGTTTCAGTAATTATACTGATGGTAATTATGATCTTATCAGAATTGCGGGGTGTGGGTTTGGTTGCGTTCTTGTAAAAACAGAAGTTTTTGATATTGTTGGATATCCCCAGTTTGAATATCACGTCGCCCTTGATCACAAGAACACATTAAGCGAGGATGTAGATTTCTGTATTAAAGTAAACAATAAGAATCTTTCAGTGTGGTGTGACAGATCTATTGTTTGTGGACACATTGGTTCAAAAACATTTGAGGTGATCAAACCACCACTAAAGGTTCTGCAGGGAAATCATTTCAAACGATGTCATGATCTTGTGAATCTACCAGAAGGACATACAGAATATCTAGAAACTATTGCAAAGAATGGATTGAAACCAAAAGTAATATACGATATTGGTTCTTGTGTTCTTCATTGGCACGATCAAGCTAAAAGAATCTGGCCCGAAGCAAAAGTAATTCCATTTGAAGCAATGTCTGAGGTTGTTGATCTATACGATGACCAAGGGTTGGACGAGTATGTTGTTGGGGCTGTTCTAAGTAATGTTGACGAAAAAGAAATTGATTTTTATCAAAATCTCCAATGGTTTGCTGGAAATTCTGTTTATAGAGAAAATCCAGAACATTCTCCTCTTGCCAATTCTATCTTTACCGAAGGTCATATAGTAAAGAAAAAGACCTTTACTTTGGACACTCTTGTTGAAAGGCACAACTTACCCAAGCCTGATATGATCAAGATGGATATTCAGGGTTCAGAACTAGATGTTCTTAAGGGTGCACAAAGAACTCTTGAGAATTGTACAGATTTGATTCTTGAGCTCCAAACAAAAGATTATAACATTGGAGCTCCAAAAGCACACACAGTAATCGAATATCTCCAAACACCCGGTTTTACGCTTGTTGGAAAAGCTCCATTTAATATTAATCATGGTGAAGCTGATGCCGATTACCATTTCAAAAGAGTTTTATAAATAGACCAGTTGTTTATTATAACTGGTGGAAATTATGACAAAAAGAGAACTTGTAACAAAAAGCTTTTATTTTGATGAATTCACATATTCGCCAACGGCTGTTGCAAAGAAAATTCCAAATGACCCGAATGTTGAGCAAACCAAAAATCTCAAACATTTGATTAGGTCAGTTGTCCAACCAATCAAAGACCACTTCAAAAGAGAAGTAAAAATTAACTCGGGATTTCGTTCAGCTGCACTAAACGTTGCTATTGGAGGATCTAAAAACTCACAACATATGGTTGGCGAGGCTGTTGATCTTGAGGTGGCTGGGGTTTCTAACAAAGAACTTGCCGATTGGATCGACAATAATTTAAATTACGATCAGTTAATCGTAGAGTTTTATAACCCAATGAAGGGAGTGAATTCCGGATGGGTTCACGTTTCTCTCAAAAGAGTTGGGGTTAATCGGAAAACCAGACTGGTGGCTTATAAAGACGGGAAAACAACTAAATATGAGAACGTTGTTGATTTTTCAAAGGTAAAATAATATGACAACCACACCAAAATTTGTTTGTGAAGTTTATAGAGATAATGCCAACGAATGGCGTTGGAGAACAATTGCCTATAATGGGAATATTGTTGCTATCTCTCCTGAAGGTTATAAGAACTTTGGAGATGCCTACGAAATGGCTTCTAAGCTTAATGAAAATGCCGATATTTGTGTATTAAAAGAAACTTCTGAAGGTAAAGAGTTTCTTTCGGAACATGACTAGATAAATGTAACAATGAATCTTTTTTGGAGAAATATATGCGCAAATCAATCTATCAATTGATCAGCGAAGCTCTTGCTAAGAAATCAACTGATGAGTTTAAAGCCGAGCACATTGGTAATAGTGTGGCATGGGGAGGTTATGATCCAGATGATCGAGGAACTCCGGATTATCTCTATACTTACAAAGTTACACATCCTGGCGGCGTTCATTATGCCACACATGATCCTGAGGGTCCTGGGAATGGAGTCACCATTCACAAAGAAAATCCATTTGGATCTAGATACAAACCCGTCATGCCTGGAGCAAAAAAAGCGAATAGTGAAGCGCCAGAACCCGAGGACCAAGAAGAACATATTTCCGCAATCCAAGCCGCTTTCAAGCAAAAAGGTATGATTAAATGATTGTTTCTAAAAAGGCTTGACAAACAACCGTAAATAGGGTATAAATAGTCTTAATGATAGTAAACTGAGGAATATTAAAACAAGCAACACTCGGGGGCAGTACCAGACGGCTCCACCAAAAGAACATCGGGGATGGAACAACTCTCCTGTGAAGGATAAAGAGCCAAACTTGAGCGTAAACCTGGCGCACTATAAGGTGGTGTTCTTTTGATGGGGCCGACACAGGATCGACTGTTTGTAAATAGGTTCTGAGGCTATCCGGATGTTCTCCGTTAAAGGAACAAAAAAAGTAAATGCAAACGATAATGACTTTGCATCTGAGTTCCGCCTAGCAGCGTAACCGCAGTGGGTTGGTGGTCTTCCTAGAAACAGAATAGGCCACACATTAACGTAAACAACAGAGAGTAAAAAATATGAAAAAAGCACTTCTACTTGCAGCAGCAACTTTACTAATGACTGCTCCTGCCTTCGCACAAAAAGTATCAATTGGTACTGTTGATCTTAAAAAGCAGGATAAAGATGCAGTTTTTCTAAATGCAGAGTATAGCAAAGAAGTTTGGAATGGGGTTGAGGGTGTTGTCGAGGGAAGGTTTCTTTCTTCTAACCAACATCTTATGAAAGTTGGAGCCCAAAAGGAACTCATTTCCAATGGCGTTCTAACCCTCAACGGTCGAGTAAACCTCACTCAGAATTTCGGTAAAACATCGGCCACTGGCTGGTAAGTTGAACCAACCGGAACTTTCATGGTTGATAAAGCTACAGTAACTCTCGGTTATGAGTTTGGTGATACGTTTAAATCAAATCTCCGCGATCGGATTCGTACAGCTACCGTTGAGGTAATGTATCCTTTCCAGGCTGGTGATTTAGGTCTTCGCTATGAAAATGCTGTTGGCGATCGTCGCGAGACAGCCGTT